TCTGCTTCACCAGCACCATATAACCAATAATCAATAGAAGAGCATCTTTCAAAAGGAATATTAGAAATAGTATATGTTCCAGGAGTATCAAACCAATATGTAATAGTTTTACTTGATCCTTCCACTTTTAGATCTACATAGTCTTTAGTAACCGCTTGATTATCATCTGTAGGTATTAATCCAGCACCAGCAATAGGAGCATTAGCACCAGAAGTTTCATTAAAAGCATTATCTCCAGTCCATATATTATTTTTATCAGCAACACCTCCAGAAAGTTGATCGTTAATAATAGCTTCCATATCCTCGTAAGTAGTAAGAGCATCAGCATTAGTAATATTAGTAATTCCACTACTAAAACCAGTAGGTAAAGCAGCAAAAGTATTTACACCAGTCCAAGTATGTTCTGATGTTAAAAAATTAGTATTAGTATCAGCAAGAGCATCATCAGTATCAGTAGCAGTAGCTATTTTATTACCTTCCCAAGCATCAGGATTAAGAATAGCACAATCATTAGTAAATTGATTAGTTCCAGACCAAGTATTATTAGATGCTAAAACATCAGTTCCAATACCAGTTCCAGTAATAGTTCCAGAAACATTTAAGTCTTTTGCTACATTACAACTACCAGCAACATTTACAGGTCCGTTAAATGTTAATTCAAAGGGATAATCTTTTAAAGTTTCAGCACTCATATTTATATATAATAAAGAGATTTTTATTATATCTAAATTTAAATATTTAAAAAAATCATATCAGAAATCTAAATAAATATTTCAATAAATATACATCCACCAGTTTGGGAAGCATAGTTAGTAGCATCAGTAGCTTTTCCACCTCTTCCATATAAACTTAAGTTAAATGGACTATAGTTATATTGTAATGTATTAGGATTATTAGCAGCAGGAACAACATACCCATCAACACCATTAATAGCTTGTCCTCCAAAAGTAGTAAATGGATCAGCAGGAACAGGTTGAGTAGTTCCAAAATCAATAGTAGCATTTCCACCAAGACTAATAGCATCAACGGCAACAGCAATAGCATCACCAGCATTAAATTGAATTAAATCAGGTTGGGGTTGATTATATGACTTCCAAGTAAAATATGTATTTCCACCACCAATATTAGCAGCAATATCATATCCAACATCACCAGTAGGGGGAGAAGGTAATTCAACTACTAAATAAGCACCAGAACCACCAGATTGAATATTACCAGCAGAAGCAACTCCACCACCAGAAACAGCATCAGCACCACCACCTACCATATGAAATCTTAATTTTGTAGCTCCAGTTAAAGAAGCAGCAGGAATAGTAAAAGCACCAGGAGTATCGTAAAATAAAGTTTTTACATTACCAGCACCAGGAGTATTAAAAGCCGCTATTTCATTATCTACATATGTTTTATTGGCTAAAGCATTACCAGTAGTCGGAGCATCTTCAGTTTGAAAACCAGCGGTAAAATCGTTTGTTCCAGTAAAAGTATTATTCAAGTTAGTAATACCAGTAGTAGTAGCAGTAGAAACAGCAGCATCAACAACAGATCTATTTACTAATTGAGTTCCAGATAAAGCAGCAGTAGCACAAGTAGGTTTTACATCATTCTGAAAAGTTTGTAAAGCAGTATAAGTATTAGCACCTATATAAGCAAGAAAATTATTGTATGTTCCAGGATCAGCCAATTTAGTTGATACATAGTTCCCAGTAGATACACCAGTTCCACCAACAGGGTCAATAAATTGCGGTAATTGATCGTTTGTAAAAGTATTCTCACCAGTCCAAGTATTATCATCAGTTAAAATATTTACAGGAATACCAGCATTATAAACATCACCTCCTATATTCATATCACCTTCAACAACTACATTATTATTGACTATTAAGTTGTTGTTTAACTCTAAATCTTGGTTTAAGTTTTGAATAGAATTAATACTCATTTATATATAATAATAAGATTTTATTATATATAATATTTTTAAAATTAATTCAGAAAATTTCTAAATAATAGATTTTCTTAAGCAGTAGCCGTTATTGAAAATCCAGCACCAGCACCAGCATAGGCTTTACCATCGCCACCGCCACCAGCACCACCTTGTCCGAAATTGTCTATTCCCCAATAACTTGTTCCTGTTTTATTTACATTTCCATTACCACCTTGAAAACCATTAGCAATTTTTACAATTTTACTATTAGCTCCAGCAGTCCAAGTTCCAGCACCTACATTACAATTTTGAATACCACAATAACAAGTATAATTATTCTCGTATGTAGTTCCACCTTTACCTCCAGTAGGGTTTAATAATGTAATAGCACTTCCACCAATATTAGTTTCATCAATTTGTAATAAACCAGTAAGACCATTACCACCACCCCAACCTACACCACATCCATATCCAGGTCCTCCACCTCCAGGCATAGTAATTTTTAATGATACATTAGGAACACCACTACCAGCACCTAAAGCACCTCCAAGAATAAAACATCTTGCTCCACCTCCAGAAGCTCCACCAACTCCTTTTGTTCCATATTGTCCTCCAGAACCAGGAGATCCACCACCACCAGAACCAGTAAGCCAACAATTAAATGATTTTGAACCATTTAAATTTGCTTGACTTATATACATAGTAGAACTACCTTGATATTTTGACGATTTTGATAAACCAGAAACACCAGAAGCAGTAGTATCATCTACATATTTTTTAGTAGCAATATCATCACCAGCAACAGGGTCAAGAGTAGTAGGTAAATAATTCTGAAAAGTATTCTCACCAGTCCAAGTATTTGATGTCCCTAATACATCAGTAGTAATAACACTTGCTTCATCAGTAACCTCTTGATGGGTCATTAAATCTTGTGGGGTAGTTGTAACTAAACCTCCACCAGTATTAGGATTGATATAATTTACATCACCATTAAAAGCAGCAACACCAGTAAAAGTATTATCCAGTCCTAAAACACTTTGAGTATTGACTATTTTGTTAAAATCAGATACTCTAACAGCACCACCATCACCAGCACCATTATTAAGAAATTGAGAAGTTTGTTCTGGTCTATAACCATCCCATTCATTTAAACCAGTCCAAGTATTATTATCTGCTTGTCCTTGAGAATGTTCTCCATTTATAGTTCCATTACAAGTTAGATCTCCGTTGATTGTTAAAGATTGTATTTGAATATCTAAATCCCTACCGAGATTGATAGGAAGAGAAGTTTTATCCAAAGTTCCGACACTCATATTTATATATTATAAATAGATATTTTAAAAATATTCTTAAATTAAATAAATTTATATGATTTAATCATTAGATCTATAGAAATCTAATAATGAAATAGAAGAAATCTAAATAATAATAATAATATTTAGATTATTTATAGTAATTTTAGATTATATATTGTAATAATTTTAAAATTATTACATAGCAATATTAGATTTTAATATAATATAATTTAGATTTTATATATTCAGATTATATTATATGTATTTTTAGATTTTTATCAATTAAACATAGCAATATTGTTGTAATTGAGGCACTAATTCAGGTTCTTTTATCTTTTTTACTACTCGTTTAGGTAATAAAAGTTTATCAGGTTCTTCAGGTTGGTCTTCTTCCCTATAAATAAAAGTTAGATCTTCAATTGGAATATAAACATATTCCTTCTCGTCCCAAGATTGATTAGCTCTTGAAAACATTCTCTTCTCATATGTATCAAATTGTTTCTTATCATATTCAATAGCATATATTTCAGATAAGTTTTTATTCATATCATATACAAAGTTGAATATAAATATATTCTTCTTACTTAAGTCTGATATTTTATTCATAGTAAGTAAGGTTGTAGGATATGCTGAATAGGAATTTTTCCTACTTTTTATTTCCATATTGATTTTGTAATTAGTAGCGTCGTATTTAGACCACCTATCAAGTGTTAAAATAAGATCATCGCCGAATGCTTTCTTTAGATAAGGAATTATCTTTTTTTGTTGAGCTTCTCCCCAGATGTAATCTTTTTCGTAATTTACCATTTATATATTATAGTTAGATTTTATTTTTAGGAAAATTTAACGAATTGTTTTTTTCCTAAATAAAATAAAATTCCTAAATATTTTTTTATAGATTTTTTCAATAATATTTTTCTCTATATATTATATAATTCTAATGGTTAATTTTGACGAAATGAAAAGTTCAAAGTTTAAAGTTTCTGAAGATGAACTATGTGATAGAGTAGGCACTAATATCACATCATCAGATTTAGTAAGATATTTTGGTGATGAGGCTAAAGATCATATTTTAAGATATTCTGAACTTGCTAAATATAAAAATCTTCTTGAGCTACTACCTAAAAATAAAGCATATAAAATCATTCTAATAGAAGAAGAAAGAAATTTAGGTCACTGGGTTTTAATTACAAGACAGGGTAATACTATTGAATTCTTTAACTCATACGGACAACAACCAGAAGCAGGTAAGAAGTTATTAGGTCAATATAAAAATAGAATGATGGGACAAGATAATGATGAAATAAAAAGATTATTTGCTACACAACCAAGAATGAAATTTGTTTATAATGATTTTCCTTTTCAGAAACTAAAAGATGGTGTTAATACTTGTGGTAGATGGGTCATATTAAGAATAATTACTATGAAAGATCTTGAAATGGATCTAAAAGAATTTACCGAATTAGTAAAAAATAAAGCCAAAAATATGGGTATTCCTAAAGATGGTCTTGTTTCCTTGTGGATTGGATAGTAGGGAGGGTTTATTTTTGTAAATCTAATAAGGTTAATATATTTTATTAAAATTATTTCTAATAAAATATTTTTTATTTTTACTATCCAACTATCCCTACTCTCCATTAATCATCTTTTTTAGCATAGTTATTTTTAATAGTATTTGCTGATGTTCCCATAGCCTTCGCATCTTCTTCCATTTGTTCTAAAGTATCAGAATATTTAT